GTAATGTATCTGCTACAATAGGTGTAGCTCAAATGCAATCTATGTCTGTTACTGATGCTTCTAAACATGCAGCACAAAGAAATGGCTTTGATAAAAACAAAGGAATAAATAGCAAAAGAGGATTTTTTGGAGTACAAATTGGTTTAATGACTCCAGAACAACAAGCTCAAATAGGAGCCATTAATGATGCGGTAGGCACATATGGAATGGATGCAATTGGGGCAGCGGTAGAAGCTGCATCAATGGAGTCATCTGCTATGGGACGATCACCCGGAGCACTAGGAGGATTAACAGAGGCAGCACAAAATGCTAAAGACGCTGCTGATAAAGATGCATCTTTAGCTACAACTTTTGGGGCTGCTAAAGACGCTCAAGCCGCTGCTGATGCTGCAGATGCAGAAGGAAACGATTGTTTAATTTGCACTGAACTATATAATCAAAATAGACTTAGCCATGAATTGTACTATCTAGATAATACATTTGGTTTAGATATTAAGAGACATGATTATTATGCCTTGCTTGGCTATCAGTCTTGGGCGCAATACATAGTAAAACTAATGAAAAAGTCCTCTGTATTTTCTTCTTTTGTACACATTCTTGCAAAACCTTGGATTTTAGAAATGTCTTCTATTATGACCGACAGAAAACTTAAAGGTTCTATTGTAGGAAAATACATGATGAAAATTGGTATTCCAATTTGTAGACAGATAGGCATTCATTTAGAAGGAGCAAATATATGTCAATTCAAGAAGATTTAAATGAAATGCCAATGCCAGAAGGGGCAAATCAGATGCCAATGCCAGAAGAGGCAATGCCAGAAATGCAAGGTGCTTCTGATTCTGGAGAACAGCTTCCTAGACATTTGGAACTTATGGTAGGACTTGAAAACTTTTTTAGTGGACTTCCTTCTTCAAAAATTGAATTTATGCGTTCTTTGCTACAAGAATTTCCTTCTATTTCTGAGGCAATTGCTCAAGAATTAAGAATGTCGGTAGATCAAATGGACGATTTTTTTGGAGCCATGTTAGGAGAAGAACGAAAAACTATGGGTGTTAGAGAACAAATGCAAGCTTCTCCAGAACAACCTGTAGATCAGATGCAACCTCCTGTAAATGAAGTAGATAGAATGTTACAGGCAGGTAGAGGTCAGGAACAACCTTTGATATAATTGTTCCATACGTTGGCTCACCTAACCCCCCCGATTTGGCTACGGTTGGCCCCAACAAGGAGATAAACTATGGTAGAAGCAGTAGGTGAAGTAGAACCAGTAAAGAAAGTTATGGCAATTGCAGATAAAAAGTACAGCAATCGTAAAAGTGTAGAGGATGAAGAAAAAGAACTTGAGGAACTTATTCAGCAGCAGTCAGACGAAACTGAAGCTGTAGAGAAGCAAGCTCAAGAAGAAGAGGAGCCAGAAAACGCTGAAGAGAAAACCTTTAAAAAGCGGTATGGTGATCTTCGCAGACATTCTCAAAAGCAACAAAAAGACTTTGACGAAAAAATATCTGCAATGCAAAGGCAATTGGATGAAGCTACAAAGAGTCAAATTCAACTTCCAAAGACAGAAGAAGAACTTGAAGAGTGGTCAAAAGAATACCCAGACGTAGCTGCAGTAATTGAAACAATTGCAATTAAAAAGTCAAGAGAGCAGTCACAAGAAATAGAAACTCGATTAGCAGAAATTGATAATCTTCAAAGTTCTGCCAAACGAGAGAAAGCAGAAGTAGAACTACTGGCTTTGCATCCTGACTTTGAAGACATTCGTTCAAGTGATGATTTTCATGATTGGGCAGATGAACAGCCTAAATGGGTACAAGATGCTCTATATGAAAATGAAACAGATGCTAGATCAGCAGCAAGAGCAATTGATTTGTATAAAGTTGATCGTGGTATAGGCGAGGCAGAAAAGAAGACAAAATCAAAGTCTAATAAATCTGCAGCGTCTTTGGTAGATTCTCCTTCTTCTAAGACTTTGCCTGACACTGAAGGCAACAGCAAGAAGTGGAAAGAGTCTACTGTAGAAGCCATGAGTTCTGTAGAATATGAAAAAAATTCAGAATCTATCATGGAAGCAATTCGATCTGGTAACTTTATCTACGATGTTACTGGTAATGCAAGATAAAGTAATTTTTTACTTGACAAACCAGTTCTTTTAGTTAAAATGGTGTAGTAGAGTTAAAAACTAGGCCCATGTATATGCTAACCCTAGTTTTTATTTAGTAAAGCTTTTTTGGCAACCCTGTAAAAAGGCCGATAGTAGACTGATCATCTATATATCCCACCCCTAATTTTACTGGCCCTATAAAAGTTATGTCCTGAAGTATGGTATTTATACTGTGCTTGTGGGCCTAGTTTGCCCACTTGATACGAGAAAAAGGAGAAATAAAATGGCTTTTACTCGTGCTGCAGGGTATAACAGTTTGCCGAATGGCAATTTTAGCCCTGTAATTTACTCCAAACAGACTCAGCTTGCGTTTCGTAAGTCGTCTGTTGTAGAGGACGTAACCAATAACGATTACTTTGGTGAAATCGCCAACTTTGGTGATACCGTCCGCATTATTAAAGAGCCTGAGATCACGGTCAAAGAGTATGCCCGTGGTGCTCAAATCTCACCACAAGACCTTGATGACGAAGACTTCAGCCTTGTCGTAGACAAGTCGAATTACTTTGCCTTTAAGGTTGATGATATTGAAGAAGCACATTCACATGTGAATTTTCAGTCGATGGCATCTGATCGTGCTGGCTATCGCCTCAAAGATCAGTATGACATGGAAGTACTTGGCTACCTTTCGGGGTTTGCTCAGTCTTCGCTCAGTTCTGTTGCGAGTACCGCTAATACTACGGTATCTGGCACCAAAGCTGTTTCGACTGCTGGTTCCGACGAACTGCTTTCTTCGATGCAGCTAAAGAAGGGTGACTTTGGCAGCATTACTACTACGTCAGCAGGTACGCATTCGATTCCGATTGCTCCCCGTCTGCCGGGTGCTAGTGCTCTACCCACGGCAACTGCATCTCCCAATATGATTGTGGCGAGAATGGCTCGACTTCTTGACACACAGTTTGTGGACAAGGATGGGCGTTGGCTCGTTATCTCACCTCACTTCATGGAAGTTCTGATGGACGAAGATTCTCGTCTTCTTAATTCAGACTTTGGTGAATCTGGTGCTATTCGTAACGGGTTGGCTCTTAACAATCTTTATGGCTTCCGGGTTTATGTTTCTAATAACCTTCCATCAGTTGGTACTGGTCCGGGTACTTCAGGTACTGCCAACCAGAACTCTAACTATGGTTTGATTGTTGGTGGACATGATTCTGCTGTAGCCACTGCAAGCCAGATTACGAAAACGGAAACGTATCGTGATCCTGATAGCTTTGCTGATATTGTTCGTGGTATGCATCTCTATGGTCGCAAGATTTTGCGTCCAGAAGCGATTGCTACTGCGAAGTATAACGTAGCATAGGGGGGTAGGACAATGGCAACTTTTGACATGACAGCCAAAGCTACCACTGGCGTAAGTGCTAGCTCTAGTGCTATTAACCAAGCTAATCGAGCGGGACAGAACATGCGAATGATTGAAGCTGTTCTTGACATGGATGCTCTTACGGCTGATGGTTATAGTTGTACTGATGGCGACATCTTTCAGCTTCTAGAAGTTCCTGCAAATACGTTTGTTCTATTTGCTGGTGCAGAAGTTCTGAAAGCTTTTGATGGCTCTTCGCCTACGGTTGATATTGACTTTGCGGCTGGCGATGACATCATTGATGGCGGTGACGTTACTTCGACGGGTATTCTCGCTGAAGGAACTAACGGTCAGTCCAATGACGTTATTACTGGTGCAGATTCGCTATTTGAATGTTTCGTAACTAGTGTGGACACGATTGACGTTAAGTTGATTGCTAGCTCTGCCGATGTTACGGCAGGAAGGTTGCGAGTTTATGCTTGCGCTATCGACTGTAATGGTTGGGCCGAAGATACTGACGAAGTTGATCGTGATCAGCTTGCGTAGGTAATAAGATGGTGGGAGGGGCAAGTGTCCCTCTCACTACTTATTTAGAAAAGAGAATACATGGCAAATTCATTCTTAACATATACTAATGACGTACTTGCTAAATTAAATGAGGTACAACTTACTTCTACAGATTTTAGTGACGCTCGTGGTATTCAGATACAAGCTAAAAATGCGGTCAATCAAGCTATTCGCTATATTAATCAGCGGGAGTTTGGCTGGCCGTTTAATGCTGCAGAAGCAAATCAAACTCTTACGGCGGGAGTTGTAAAGTATTCTTTGCCGTCAAATACAAAGCATATTGACTATTCTACATTTAGAATTAGAAAAAGTGAAACTTTTGGTAATGCGGCTAGACATCTTGCTTTTTTAGATTATAAAGAATACATGGATTTGTATATTAAACAAGAGGACGATACCGTTACAACTACACTAAGTAGTAGTATTGATGACGATGATACAACTGTTCCTGTATCCGATGCTTCCTCTTTTGATTCTACTGGAACAATCATTATTAATTCTGAAAATATAACTTACACAGGTACAACCTCTACATCTTTTACGGGAGCTACCAGAGGTGCTGAAAGTACAACTGCAGCAAGTCATTCTACGGGAGCTACAGTGGCCCAGATTGATGCAGGAGGAATACCCACACATGTATTTAGGCATCCAGATAATACCTATGGTTTATGGCCGTTTCCTAATAAAGCTTATACTTTAACTTTTGATTACTTTACTCATCCTAGCTCAGATTTGTCAGCGCATGGTGACACAACATCTATACCAGATAGATTTGGACATATAATTGTAGATGGCGCAACTTCATATGTTTATCTGTATCGTAGTGAAGTTCCTTTGTATGAACGTAGCTTTGCCCTTTTTAATGAGGGCATAAAACACATGCAAACCTTACTTATTAATCGTATGGATTATGTAAGGTCTACGTATATTCCCAGAGCAAATAGTTCTGTTTATACAACTTCAGCATCTTTTTAATATAGGAGAAAATAAATGACGCAGATACCACAAGGAAATAACATGTTCTGGGATGTGCAGTCGGCTGTAACGGTTGGGTCAACTGCTGGTGGAACAAATGTTTCAAGTTATAATTTAGTAACAATGCATTTAGACGGTGAAATTTATGTTAACTTTGGCGCTTCAAGTACAGCGGCTATTAGCACCGCAAACGATGTTAAGCTAGCTGCTGGTTTACATTCACTTACTGTACCTAAACAGGCAGGTAATTCTCAATATCTAAATTACCAGCGAGTAGGTGGAACAGATGTAACTATGCGCTTAGTATTGTCATAAGGAGAAGGTTTATGTCTCTACTAAACGGACTTGTAAATCAAAATGTCGATAGGCATACTAGAGACATTGTAACTCTAACTGCAACTGCATCAATTACAAGTGCAGATCATGCAGGTAGAACTCTCCTTATGGGAGAAGTTGGTGGCGATGCCGCTGCCACTTTTACACTTCCTGCTGCTACAGGCACGGGCAGTGTATTTAAATTTGTTGTATCGGTAGTTAATACTTCTAATTATCTAATTAAAGTGGCAGATGCAACAGACACCATCGACGGTCAAATCGTAATTACTGATGCAGATGGAACGGATGCCTCTTCTATGGTGACAGCCGCTGCTTCAGATACGATTACTTTAAATGGTACGACTACTGGTGGGGGTGCGATAGGTGACTATGTTGAGTTAATTGACATAGCCTCTAACCAATACGCAGTGAATGGTATGGTAACTTGTGCTGCAGGGTCAAATCCTGCAACAATGTTTAGTGCTACTGTATCATAATTATTTAGCTAAGAAAGGAATGTAAAAATGGCTAGTTTTAAAATGACACAAGGTGTATCTCGTGTCCCTGAAGATGTTTTTGTTGAAGATGGTATGACTGTAACTTCAGGAGGACTTACAGTTACGGCTGGAGGTCTTACTGTTACTGCTGGTACGACTACTCTTGGGGGATCGTTTATACGAGATTTAGTTACTCTAACTGCAACCGCAACACTGACAAACGCTGATCATGCAGGACGTATTTTGCTAATGGGTGAAGTTGGTGGTGATGCAGCAGCGACCTTTACGCTTCCTGCTGCAACGGGTT